GCTAGTAATAAAGATTTATTAAATATATTAACTGTTATTAATAATACTAGGGCTGAGAGAACATTAATAGCAGATAAACAAGCATTGATTGATGTTATTATGCAAGAGGCTGCTGCCGAGTCTTTTGTATATGAGAAAGCGATATTGAAGAATAATGCCATGATTGAAAGTGGTAAACTTTCCGATTGGAGTATTTCTCAATTAGAAAAATCAAATAGAGAGCATGATCATGAGATAAAACTAATAATGCAGAAGGCTAGAAAGCAAGAGGCGGCACATATAGCGGATATAAAAGTCTTTATGTCTATGATTAAAACAAAACAACAAGCAAGTGGTACTTGGAGGAAGTTAGAGACAGAAGAGGAAAAGAAACATAGAACTAGCCTTAGTAACATGTATTTAAAAGACTTAGAGGATTTTAGAGCTATAGCATCTAAACTTGAGAAAGATTCAGAAGGAAAAACTGCAAAACAAATAGCAACCCTAACTAAATTGGCTAAAGCAAAGCAAGAACACGAAATAGCAAAAGTACAATCCGAGATGGATGGTATAGCAAAGACTTTAAAATTCCACGAAATATATAAAAGAATTGGTGTAGGAACAAGAAAGGAAATTGTAGCGACAGGCGCAGAGTTTGTTAAGTTCACAGAGGATATGTCAAAAACTGAAATAAAAGACATGAAGAAAGCAAAGGGCTTAAACCTACTTGGTATTCAGATTCAGGAGATGAGAAAAAAACTAATCAAACTTAATGCTTCTTTAATAAAAAGTGGAAAGGCTGTCGGGAAAAGTGCTCTGGATGTTCATAAATTACAAACAACAAAAAATAGAATAAAAGAACTTTTAGCCTTAAAAATACAATCTATAGTAGATATAGAGCAAAAGGAAAGAGATGCAGTAGAGGAGGGGTTTGCAAAACAAACAAGAAAATACAATAAAGAGAAGGAATTGATTAAAGCTAACATTTCATCTATCGCAGGATATATAAAAGGAAATGCTAAAAATCAGGATAAAATAAATACGGATTTTATTAAAAAAAATAAAACCAAGTATGATGTATTAAAGAATATGGATGCGGCAGGTTGGGCTGATATAAATGATGAAAGTCAAGTAGGTATTGATGCGAGAATAAAAGCCCTTGATGATATGTATGCAGAAGAGATAGCTAAGGCATATACAAATAAGAAAGTTTTAGAGGAAATAACAAAAGCAAAAGCACATGCTATAGCGGTTATGGAAAACAGCCAAAACATGAGGAAATTGGCTGCTGAAAAATCATCTTTAAAAACAAGGATGGCTCAATTAGACTCTGGCTTTTCAAGTATCTTTAGAAGTAATAAGGCACATAAAGTAGAGTTAAGACAGATAGCAGCAGATGATGTGCAATTCGCCAAAGATCAGAAGGACTTAGGTATAATAACTGAAGAAGAACGGGCTGCTAAAGTATTAGCAATTAACAAAAACCTATCTGATGAACTTAATTCTCTTGAAGATCAGAGGTTAGCAAAAATAAAAGAAACTTATGCAGCTATTGCTGGAGCTATAATGGATATATCTGCTAATATGGCTGCTGTTAAGATACAAGGCATTGAAGAAGATGCAGAGAGAGAGAAATCAATAGAGCAAACTAAATTTGATAGAAAACTCCAAATTGCCGAAAAAGCAGGGCAGAATACAGAGGGGATGCAGAAAAAGCACGACATAAAGATGAAGGCTATGGAATTGCAGAAAGAGGCTGATATTAGGGCTATAAAGAAAAAGCAATTTATGATACAAAAAGCTAATGATATTACTATGGCTATTATAAATGGAGCTATAGCTATTACAAAGGTTACTGCTCAAACAGGGATTGGGGCTATTGCCGCTGCACCCTTAACATCTGCTTTAATTGCTTTGCAGATTGCGGCTATTGCTAGTAGACAGTTTGTAGGGAAACAAGGAGGGGTAACTCCTGGAGCAACATCTGATGGAAGTTTAGATAGCCTAACAAATAGTTGGGAAAGGTTTGCTGCTGGAGGAATGGTAGTAGGCCCTAGCCATGAACAAGGAGGAGTTAAATTTTCAACTGGAGGTAAAGTCTCTGAATTAGAAGGAGGGGAGGCTGTTATTAACAAAAGAAGTACAGCTCTATTTAAGCCTATGCTATCTCAAATGAACTCACATAATGGATATGGTAAGAAGTTTGCACAAGGAGGGATTACTCCAGGTATGCGTACAACAATGGAGGGGGCTAAAGATAATTGGACAGCAAATGATATTGCTGGGTTAATCACCGACTCTATAAACTCTCAACAAGTATTTGTAACAGAGGCAGACATATCAAGTTCACAATCAGTTGTTGATATTATTGAAGGACATTCAAGTATTTTTTAAAAAATTATTTACATATTTGCTTTATGAAAAACTTAATGAGATTATTTTGGCAGCTAATTATAGGGAAAGGTGTCAAGTTAGCAAGTGAAAATTTATATAAAAAAAGAATTAATATTTGTAGAGAAGATAAATGTGGTGTATATAAAAACCCAATGAAACTTAGGCTTATAGAAAGATGTGGTGATTGTGGATGCTTTCTAAAAGTTAAGAATAGAATTGATGAATCTTATATTGAGTGCCCTAGAAACTGGTGGTAATGGCAAATAGCAAAGAAATAATTGATGAGTTTTTAAATATAATCTGGGCTGAATCAGAAAGGAGGTGGGGGGAGAAGTTTACTATTAAGGATTTAGTTTACCACCTTGTTGAAAATGGAATTATAGCCCCTAAAACACTTAGAAACTATATGATGTTTAAAGATTTTGATAAGTTTATTGTAGAGAACCAAGGGCATATAGGAAACACTTTTATTGATGTTTCAATAAGACATCATCTTACAGAGAAACAATGTAGGAATATAATATACAAACAGAGGTATAAAATTTCTAAAGATTATAATATTGAAAGAGTAGAGGATTAAATCTTCTTTTCTTGTAGGCTACAAAAAACAATAGATCCTGCCTCTGCCCAGATTTTCCTAGTAAAAACCATGTGCACATGAGAATCTTCCTCTAATAACGCATCCATTAATCCTTTTAATAAATTATCTATATCTGGCTTTTGCTTATGATGACTATGAAGCATTTGTGCCTTTTTCTTTTTACTCCAAGACTTAGGCATAGGCATATTAAAGATAGTACAAACCTGTTCCCCTAAAGTAAAATTATTTTTAGTTGCCCATTTATTTATATCATCTTTATACTCCCAATACTTTAATACTATAGGGCGTTTCTTCCAAGTATCAGACTTTGTCATCCTGGGTTTAGGTACAGCTTTACCTGGGTATTCAAGCATCTAAAATTTGTGTTTTGGTTATATTTTTACTTAAAGCATCAGCAAAAGCACTGTCTCTCTCTTTTTTAGTTTGAGTTAAGATTTCTAAATCCCAAGTGCCATCATAAACAACTCCAACTACAAACACATCACCATCTTTCTCAATTTTTTCTACCATTTCTTTTAAATCATTTCTAACAAACAAGCCTCCTTTCGCGGGGCCATTAGCTTTCAAATCAACAAAAGCTCTAACATTATCATCTGCATCTTCTATTTGTTTCATCTTTTTAATTTTTGTTTTAAAGCATCTCTTCTGGAAAGTAATTTAGATCTTTCTACTTCGTTTTCACGAACCTTTCTCCTTTTTAATCGCCTGTCTATTTGATTAATCTCATCAAGATAGCTTAAATTTGTTTTATTCCTCCCGTTTCTTTTGCTCACTGTCTCTTTTTTTATTTAACATTGCCTCATACTTTGATAAACAACCACTATGAACAAGCTCACCATCACTTGCTTTACGGTGAGCACAAGCACAGCCTGTCATTGGCCTCTCACATCTTGGGCATATTTTATGAGGTTTTGTCCTTGCCATTTTTCATTTTCTCTAACATAGACTTCAGTTTATCCTCAACCTTCCCATGTAAATCACCTATATATGTTCCCCAATCTCCTGGCCAAACTTTAACCCCTTTTAATCTTTTTTCGGTTTTAGCATTATCCTCTGCCCTTCTTTTTTTATAATCCTCATAGGATTCATTTTCCCTTCTCTTCATCTCTCTTGATTTTTTCTAATTCAAACTGTAGGTGTGCTATTGCTTTTGTGATACACTCAATAGGGCTTTTGTGTTTACGATATGCCCTCAAGATATATGTTGTGGCAGTAGCTAGGTGATAAGGTAAATCAAAGTTATCACAAACCTTTCTAGCCTCATATCCCTCTTTACCTATATAATATTCTGGCACCCTATCATCACCCGTTGTTGTTGAAGGATTCCATCCATTCCTCCCTTGCTCGTAATAGTGTTTGTTGTGCCTATCTTGGTGTTTCTTCCCAATTTTCATCTGTCTTTTCGCTTTTATTTAATTTAACCTTTACAACATAATCATCTTTAAGATGCCCCTCATTATATAGTTCTATCATAACAGTTAGTCTATGCCCTCCAGATGTCAGTATATAATCATATATAACACCTGAAT